ACGAAAATTTTAGATGGCGAAAAGGATTCTTGTATTGCTTTAGTGGATATCCACAAAGTGGTAAATCTGAAATATTAAATTATTTAAGCATACTTAGAGCCTATCACTACAAGGATAAGATTATGATGTACTCACCTGAAACAAATACTGCTGAACTTGTATTGAATTTATGTCAAGCGTATTTAGGTAAAAACGTAAACCCAAATTATGCAGAGGTATGCAGCGAAGAAGAAATGAATAAAGCATTAGAATTTATTGGTAATCATTTTGCATTCCTAGAAAACAATGATGAGATGCCTACAATTAATTCACTAGTAGATAAATTTGAGGAATACACTAAGATAGGCTACAATAATTTCATAATAGACCCATTGAATTGGGTAGTAGAATCTAATGCAGGCGACAGTAATATGTATCAATACCTAAAACTCACATTGACGATATTAAAACAATTTGCAAAAAAAACAGATAGCATAATGACTTATGTTGAGCACCCTAAGACACCAACCGCAATACGTGGTGTAATACCGAAAGCAACCTCCTTTTCTCTTGCAGGCGGAACCATGCATTTTAACAAGTGCGACTGCATGGTAGTGATGCATAGAATTAACGATGATGAAGTACAAGACAGAGTAAAAGGCAGCAATTTAGTTGAAGGTTTACTTTTAAATGTAGAAAAACATATTAAATTTGTAGAGTTCGAAACTGTTAAAATGAAATCACAGAGACTGAATGGTACTTTAGGAAGTTGTTTTATACAGTATGATTTGAAAACAGGTAGATATAAATAAATAATTATGACACAAGAGCAAAGCATACAAATAATAGTTCAAGTTTGTGAGAAAGCAAATAAGAACGGATTATTCACTTTATCAGAATCTTCATTAGTTTTACAGGCTTTAGAGCAGTTTGGAGTAACACCTCCTTCTGTAGAAGAAGTGAAACAAGATGAAGAAACTAAATCAGAAACTAAAGAAGTCAAAGAGTAATTACTTTTATTCTGATAACGAAAACGAAATATTAGGCAAGACCGATAACCCTTGCCGAACAATGATAAACCTCTTTACTGTGTTTAGAAATAATCACAATAGGGAGGTTTTTTTTGATATTGACAACCCAAAAAAAATAATAATTGATAAAAGAAACTCTTTATTATACATGGAAAAAGATAATAAAAAAGTCTATAAATATAAACAGAATGTTATCACAAGAAATGATTTTATCATACTTTTGGGATGTGAGGAAAAATAAAGACCAACTATTTGACATATTCGAAAAATACATCAGGCACTATAAAAATAAAGCAAAAGCAGGGAAGTTTGATTTTGAAGATGATATTGAAACATATAAAATGATATACGCATTAGCAGAATTATTTCCTGTAGATAGTAAATATTATAGAAATGAGCCTAAAGTAGAATTGTATATGAAAGAACTATGGTACTTGTATTTTTTTTTTAAAGAGAATATAGAAGGAAATCAAGTAAAATATTCTAATATTGTAGCAAAGTATTGTTAAAATGAGAAAAACTGTTAATATAAAAGATATAAAATCAAATAAAAATAATCCAAGAATTATAAGTGATTACAAATTTAATAACCTAGTAAAATCTATTAAAGAGTTTCCTGAAATGTTAGAAAGAAGACCTTTAGTAGTTGACGAAGATATGGTCGTGCTTGGTGGTAATATGCGATTAAAAGCACTACAAAAAGCAAAGATTATAGATGTACCTGTAGATATTGTAGAAGGTTGGACAGAAAAACAAAAACAACAATTTATTATAAAAGACAATATCAGTTTTGGTGAATGGGATTGGGACATATTAGGTAATGACTGGGAAAATAAAGATTTAAATGAATGGGGATTAAATGTGCCTGACTGGGACGAAGAAATAGAATTTGAAGAAGAAGAAGAAATAGACGAAGATTATTCTTACCCTGATGACGTAGAAAAAAGCCATGTAAGAATGGTACAATTATTTATGAATGACCAAACCGAGCCTATATTTAAAAAGCACGAAATTAAATTAAGAGAGAAATATGGTACTGATAATGTTACAGATACAGTCTTCGAATGTTTAAAAGAATTATATTTGCAATATGGCAAAAATAATTAATGTAGCACCAATATTATCAGACGAACAAGCAGACAAACTTCAGGGAACTTTACTCCCTGATACATCTTACAATATATTAATTGATTATGATGCAGATGTGTATTGTTCAGTAACTGGTAAATGCATAGCAAAATTTAGAAAAAAAACAATACCTAAAAATATAGCAAACAATGCATATTTAAGTTTATTGAAAGCATCAAAATCATCTAGCAATAGAGGTATTGCATCAGGTTCAAAACGTAAATTTAAAATGCTGAAAGATGGTACAGTATCAAACACAGGACATGCTGACCCTGTGAATTCTAGTATCATAGGTTATTTCGATAAGAATCCAAGATTCCCTTATTGCAGACAAACTGCATTCAATCAACATGAGTTTGATAAATTTAAAAAAGCGTATCCGATTATAAAATATGTAGATAATAAGTATGCTGAACTTATGCCTAAACACTATAAGAAACAAAGAGAGATTGCTGATAAAACCACACAAGACTTTGTAATTAAAAATACTGCATTCACTACAGTAACTGTAAATAAAAATTGGCAAACTGCAGTACATAAAGATGCAGGAGATTTTGACGAGGGGTTTGGTAATCTTGTAGTCTTACGCAAAGGATTATATACTGGTGGATATTTTGTAGTACCAAAATGGGGTGTTGCTTTCGATATGCAAAATTTAGATTTGTTACTTGTTGATGTACACCAATGGCATGGTAATACACAA